CAAGGGTCCGGCGCGGGCCGGGGCGGTGGCGGCCGAGCCGGTGCCCGACACCACGGCGCTGCAGGCCGGGATCGTGGCCGATCTGGCGGCCCGCCGCAGCGCCGCAGCACCCGCGCCCGAGGAACAGGCGCGCGACCGGTTCCGCCGTGCGCTGGAACTGGAGCGGCAGGACAGCCCGACCATCGAGCAGCAGCGCTGGCTGAGCGCCTATCAGGCAACCCCGGAATACCGGGCGGAGCGGATGCTTTGGGATGACCTGGGGGATGCGATTTTCGGGTGAGGGCAATGAAAAACCGCCGGGTGCGGGGGCACCACGGCGGCTGGTAACGGGCAGGTTTCACGTACCCCAAGCAAGGAGTGAATGATGACAGAAACCCCGAAACTTTACAACAGCGTTGCGCCGCTGGCGAATGTGGCGCTGCTGCTGGGGCTGGCGACGCGGCTGCAGGACCGCGCACCTGGCCTGCCCGGCATGGGCACGTTCTACGGCCCGGCCGGGTGGGGCAAGACCACCGCAGGCATCTATGTGACCAACCGGCTGAACGCCTGCCATGTCGAGGCGCTGCCCTTTGGCGGCATCCGCAGCCTGCTGGCGATGATCGTGACCGAGCTTGGCCTGCGCCCGCTGCGGTCACTGGATGATCTGTTTGCCCAGGCCTCGGGCGAGCTGGCCCGCACCGCGCGCCCGCTGATCCTGGACGAGGCGGACCATCTGCTGTCGGCCCGGATGATCGAGACGATCCGGCGGCTGCATGATGTGTCGGGCGCGCCGGTGATCCTGATGGGCGAGGAACTGCTGCCGCAGAAGCTGATGCAGTGGGAACGGGTGCACAGCCGGATGCTGAGCCGGGTTGCGGCCCAGCCCGCGACGCTGGACGATGTGAAACATCTGGCCCCGATCTATGCGCCCGGCATCGAGATTGACGATGCGCTGAAGGCAGCCCTGCTGGCCGCGTCAAAGCACAGCATCCGGCATGTGTCGACCAACCTGGCCAACCTGCGCGAATTCGCGCAGCTGCGCGGGCTGACGCGCCTGACCGCTGCCGACTGGGGCAAGACCGCGTTCCACAGTGCCGATGCGCCTGCGGCGAGGCGGTTCGCATGAGCATGGCCGTGACACTGAAGAACCGCGAGGCGGTGGAAGAGGCAGCCTGGATGCTGGCCCTTCGGCTGCCGCAGTTCGGCTATGCCGAGATCGCGGCCGGGATGAAGATCAGCATCGAGCAGGCCACGCGCATCGTGCGCGGCTGGCATGCGCAGGGGGCGCTCGAGCCGCTGCAATCCGGCGCTGGCCTGCGCAAGCTGTGGAAAGTCAGGCCGGGGTGCGACCGCCCCATCGCCCCCGCGCCACAGGGCCGCACCGCCGAGGAAAACCTGTGGACCTCGATGCGCGGGCTGCGCATCTTTACCCCAACCGACCTGGCCGCCCATTCCAGCACCGATCTGGTCATTGTCCTCAAGGCGGATGCCCATGCCTATTGCCGGGTGCTGCTGGCGGGCGGCTATCTGAAGGTGGAGCGCAAGGCGGCCCCTGCCCGAGCGCAGGAGGCGATCTATCGGCTGATCCGCAATACCGGGCCGCGCCCGCCTCGTGCCGTGCGCGTCAGCGCCGTGGTGGATGACAACACCGATATGGTCACCCTGCTGGGAGACCGGTCATGACCCGGACACCGCTGGACGTGGCCCGCGCGGCCTGGGGCGAGGCCCTGCCGGACTGGATCGAGGCGCTGGCGATCGAATGCGCCAAGGCCAGCCAGAACAGGGTGGCCGAGCGGCTGGGCCGGTCTGCCGCGATGATCAGCCAGATCCTGCGCGCCAAGTATCCCGGCGATCTGGCCGGGTTTGAAGAGCGGTTCCGGGGCGTGTTCCAGGCGCAGGCGCTGGACTGCCCGGCGCTGGGGCTGATCCCCAGCAACGAATGCCAGGACTGGCGGGTGAAGGGGCGCGTCTTCGCCGCCGGAAACCCGCTGCGGACCCGGATGTTCCGGGCCTGCGCGGCCTGCCCCAGAAACAGGAGCGAGGGATGACGACAGCAGCAGAACGGGCAGGCAAGGAACCCTGGACCGAGGCGCGGATGATCGAACTGGCGGCGCGGGCCCTCGGCAAGGTCGATGTGCTGGGCCTGCGGGGTGTCACCCTGTGCAGCGCCAATGAGATTGCCGCAATGGCGGGGGTTCTGGCGCTGCTGGGCCTGCCCGCCATCCCGCCCGGCGCCCCGGTGCCGGACGCCTTTACAGAGACCTTCAAGGGAGTTTTGAAGCCATGACAGAGTTGAATTTCACGCCCGTGCCGGATGGCCGGGTCGAGGTGGGCGGCAAGGTCTATATGGCCACCGCCAAGGGCGGGTTGCAGCCCGTCGAGACGATCAAGCCGCAGCACCTGCTGGAGGATGAGGTGGTGCGCAAGATCGTGGGCTACAGCCTGGCGCTGAGCGACCAGGTCGCGCGGTTCAAGGCCCATACCTTTGACGACATCAGCGGGTTCGAGGCGCTGCTGGAGCAGGAATACGGCGCAAAGGTGGGCGGGCCGAAGGGCAACAAGACCCTGCAAAGCTATGACGGGCGGATGAAGGTGCAGGTGCAGGTCGCCGACCGCATCGACTTCGGCCCCGAGTTGCAGGTGGCGAAAAGCCTGCTGGATCAATGCCTGACCGAATGGGCGGCGGATTCGGGTCCCGAAATCCGCACCATCGTGACGCGGGCCTTCAACACCGACAAGGCGGGCCAGATCAACCGGTCCGAGATTTTCATGCTGCTGGGGCTGGACATCAAGGACGAGCGCTGGACGCGCGCCATGGCCGCGATCCGCGACGCGATCCGCGTGGTCGGGTCAAAGACCTATGTGCGGGTGTTCATGCGTGATGCGCCCGATGCCGCCTGGCAGGCGGTCAGCATCGATCTGGCCAAGGCGTGAGGGGGATGGTGATGGCCCTGACCCATGCGCAGCAGTGCCAGCTGACAGAGGCGGAACAGCTGGTGGGCGACGCCTTTGCCCGCCTGCAGCCCGAGGCGATTGCCGAGATCACGGCGCGCGTCCTGACCAGCCGCTTCGGCCCGGCCCGGACCGAGCGCGTGGGCGAGCTGATCGCCCGCGCGGGGCATATGGCCGGGCGGGGGGAGTGATGGACAAGTTTCCGGTAACGCCTTTCCTGATCTTGGACCGCCGCGCTCCGATATTCGCGCAAGCCTACCGGGCCGCGACAAAAGACGCTGTCACATGGCTAATGCGCCGTGCTGATGAACGCGCGGAGACTGGCACCAAGCAAGGCCGGGCTGATGCGCGCGTGCTGAACCGCGCCGCTGCTGACATGGCGCGCGAGGCAAAGGCGGTGGCTTTCCCGCTGGACGATATTGCCGAGATCACCGCGCGGGTGCTGACCACCCGCTTCGGCGCGGCGCGCACCGAGCAGGTGGGGGAGCGGATTGCCCGCGCGGGGCATATGGCCGGGCGGGGGATGGGGTGTGATGGCTGACATTCCGCTGACCAGGAAAGAGGTTGACCTGTTGCAGTCCGGTCTGGCGCAGCCAGTGCGGATTTACGAAGAAGATATGCCGTTAGCCGAAGGCCTGTCAAAACGCGGTCTGGCAGTTGTTACAGGCGTCCGAAGTGTTCATCTGAAGACCACTGGCGACGGCGCAGTGGCGATTGCCAAGGCGCGCAGGCCCTTGCAGCCCACGTTTGCCGGCCTGACCGCATCAGAGTGCAACGAATGGCTGGCCACGCTTCCGCCAGTCCCGGCATGGGGGCAGTGATGGCCGTCTATGTGGACAGCCTGCGCGCGCCGTACCGGGGCATGGTGATGTGCCACATGCTGGCCGACAGCACGGCGGAGCTGCTGGCCATGGCGGACCGGATCGGGGTGGACCGCAAGCATCTGCAGGATGCGGGGTCATACCGCGAGCACCTCGACATCTGCCTGACCAGGCGGGCGGCGGCGCTGGAGGCCGGGGCGCTGGAGGTTTCGCTGTCGGAGCTGGGCCGCATCATCCGGCTGCGGCGGGATGCTGCGCGGGGGGAGGTGTCCGATGGCTGAAACCACCATCGAATGGGCGGACTTCACGTTCAACCCATGGACGGGCGCGAGTGGAACGGTGTCCCCATAACGAAAGGACCATGAGGTGAAGAACAAGCTGAGTGATCTGAACGACCATCTGTTTGCCCAGATGGAACGGCTGGGCGTGGAAGGCATCACGCCGGAGCAGCTGGAGATCGAGGTGAAGCGGGCCGAGGCGATGGTGGCCGTGGCCGACCAGATCAGCAGCAACGCGGATCTGCAACTGCGGGCCGCGCGGCTGTTTGCCGACCATGGGGCGGTCGTTCTGCCGATGCTGCCGCAGATCGGCGGCAAGACCGGGGCGAGCGGATCATGAAAGGCAGTCAGATTGGCTGGCTGGACGAAGAGCTTGCCTGGATCGAGGCGAACCGGACCCGCCCGCGAGCCGAACTGCACTCGGCTTTCTGCTTCCGCTTCGGCCGCAAGGATGTGTCGCCGGGTGCCCTGAGCAGCCTTTGCAAGCGCAAGGGCTGGCTGACGGGCCGGACGGGCCGCATTCCGCCCGGAAGCGTGCCGCCAAACAAGGGCAAGCGCATGCCGTTCAACCCGAACAGTGCAGCAACGCAGTTCAGGAAGGGCCAGCGCCCGCACACGGCAAAGGATGTGGGGCACGAGAGCATCGACAAGGACGGGTATGTCCGCATCTGCGTTGCCGAGCCGAACCCATGGACCGGCGCATCAACGCGGATGGTTCCCAAGCACCGCTGGCTTTGGGAACAGAAGCACGGGCCGGTGCCCGAAGGCTGTGCGCTGAAGTGCCTGGACGGCAACAAGCGGAACACGGACCCGGCCAACTGGGAAGCGGTGCCGCGCGAACTGCTGCCCCGGCTGAACGGGCGCTTCGGGCGCGGCTATGACGCCGCGCCAGCCGAGATCAAGCCGGTGATCATGGCCACGGCGAAGCTGGAATACGCGGCAAGGGTGCTGCGGAACGGGGGCGCATGAACAGTGATTCAACAAGGAGAAGACCCGTGAATGATCGGCCGACATCGATTCAGTATGGGCTGGGCGTGGCCATCGGCCATCTGGTGATCCAGGCGCGCAAGGACGGCGCAAGCGATGACGAGGTGATCGCCACGCTGCGCAACACGATCCGCATTCTGGAGGACCACAGGGCCGTTCTGCGCGCACAGAGCGACCGCAATCCGGCGTTGACCGACGCCGTGGTTACGACCTTCATCCGGGCCGTTTGGGCCGCACGGGACAAGTCCATTGCAGACCATCCTCGCGCCCAATTGACCGCTTGTGTCTGCCCGGCCTGCCAGGGAACGGTCGATATCCGCCTGCTGCCGCAGGGCCGTATCCGGGCCGTGTGCCGCACGCTGGATTGCCTGAGCCTGCTGCAATGACCCGCGCCCTTGTGAAGCTGGTGCATGTCGGTTGCCGCGAGCTGGGGATTGACGGCGAGACGCGGCGCGATCTGCAGCTGCTGGTCACCGGCAAGGCCAGCATGACCGAGATGACTGAGGCGGACCTGGAAAGCATGGTTCAGGCGCTGAAGGATCGGGGGTTCCGCCCGTCGCCCGGTGCCGCGCCGCGACGCAAGGCGGCAGAGCGGGGCGATGTGCGCTTTGCCCATGTGCTGTGGGGCAAGCTGTTCCGCGCCGGGGCGGTGGACCGGGCCGGGGCGGCGGGGCTGAACGCCTTCATCCGCGCCCGGTTTGAGAAAAGCTGGGGGGCTGCCCCCATCGACATCGACGCGATGCGCGACTGGCGGCAGATCGCCACGGTGATCGAGGCGCTGAAGGCGATGTGCGCCCGCGCGGGGATCAGGCTGTGAAGCGCGCGCCGGTGAGTGTCACTGATCATGCCGTGCTGCGCTATCTGGAGCGGCTGCATGGCCTGGATATCGAGGCGGTGCGGGCCGAGATTGCCAGCACGGTCTGGCGCGCGGCGCTGGCCGGGGCAACGGGTGTGCGGCATGGCGGGCTGATCTACCGGCTGCAGGACGGGGTGGTGGTGACCGTGACCCCGCTGTCGCACGAGCCTTTGCCGGGGCGCAGCGGCGAGCCGGAAGACGAGGACGGCCCGCCGCGCACCGCCCGGATGACCCGGCGCGAACGGGCGCGGCTGAAGGGGGTCAAGACCCGCAAATTCCGTCAGAGCCGCGTCGACGCGCGTCTGCCGTCCGGCGTGCTGGCGCGGGTGCTGGGTGGGGACGGGGACGATCCGGCATGACGCAGCCCTGGCCCTGCAATGGTCATTTGACAAATCAGGCGAACCGCCGCATCTTGGCGTCGTTCGGAAGCGCCTTGATAAGCGCCCCGAGCAAGACGACCGACGGCGGTTACGCCCCGACAGAGCTTCTCAACCGAGATCAGCTTCATCCGGGTGGCATGTGCAATGTCCAAGGCGAAAGCCCAAAGGCACATGCGGATTGTCCGTCGGCAGTCTTATCAACACCCGGAGCCGTGGTGGCCCGTGTAACCGATGGAGAACTGACCCATGTCTCAACGAGACACCAATCTACCCATCCCGACCTGCAAGGTGACCTATGGCGAGTGGCAGGGCGACGCCTATCGCCATCACCGCCAGTGGCACCTGATCCCGAAGCAGATGAGCGACTATCTGACGCTCGACTGGAAGGCGCAGTACCGCAAAATGAAGGGTGCGGACTACTCCGAAGGTATGGGCATTATGCCCATACCTTCGGGGCGGGGTGTTCAGGACACGGTGACCCTGACGCGGCCCTATTTCGGGTACTGGATGCTGTCGATCGGCGAGGGCAAGGTGCCGCCCGAGAAGCGCGAGCTGGTCGCCGAGATGAAGCGCAAGCTGCTGGATGCCATCGACCGGCAGCTTGGCCAGATGTTCGGGATGCCGGGTCTGGCAGAGCCGGAAGACTTTGCGGCACTGCCGCTGCCGCCGGTCGTGCTTTCGCAGATGGAAGCGGGGGAGGTGCATCAAGCACGGGCGAAGGTGCTGGGCGACATGGTGGGGTTGAACGCCGCCCGGCTGATGCGCATCGGCCTGCCAGCGACCAAGGTCGCCAGTCTGCTCAACCGCTCGGTCTACTGGGCGCGCCAGCACCAGCGGCACTGCCGCCGCATCGGCCTCGTGCCGCTGACGCCGCGCGACCAGCGCCTGCTGGAACAGCCCTCGCTGTTCGGGGAGGGCTGAGCGATGCAAGCCGATTTGAAGGCGTTTCTGGAAACCATCGGCGGCGCAGACCTAATGGAAACGGTCAGCGTCGGAGAAGTGCTTGCGCGGTGGGGCTACCGGACCGAGGAAGACTGGGGAACCTATTCGAGAGAAGACCTGATCGCGAAGTACGGCGAACAGGTGCCGGTCTGGAAGTTGGCGGCGGTATTGACCAATGCGGGCGGCGAATTCACGACTGCTATGCCGGGCGGGTTCGGAGTGTTGGCGGATGCACACTACCAATTTGCTTGCGGGCGCTGCACCGACCCCCTGCTGGACGCGGCGTTTTCCGCTGCCAGTCCGGGTAT